TGCAATTGGTGTAACCTCTCTGGGTTTTGCCACTTACATGGGCATTAAAATATTAGGGCCTGTTGTGGTAACTGGAGTTTCAAAGCTTTATCAAAACAATTGGTGGTCATTTCTTTTAACTTCTACTGCGGCTTCATTTTCACGTTTGTTTAATCAACGTATGGCCAAGGGTCAGGTTTGTCAGAATTCCTTAAATACTATTGGCGATTTAGTGTTGCATGTTGTACTTGAGGAAGGTTTGAAACGCTTGCTGGGTATTTATGGTCTAGTATTGATTGTAGGTATTGAATGTTACCAACATAGTAACATGGGGACTTTGCGTTCATATGTTCCTACTATAGGTATGCATTGTTTCGCTTATGATAGTCCATTTATCAAGGGTGTTGCTATCCATGCTTGGTGGAATTTAGTCTGTATATTTCCACAGGGCACGTTTTATGAAACACTGTTCCTGCTTTCTGGTAACAACGATAAAGAAGCTTTGTATCAGTGTCATGAAGAGTGTGATGTAAAAGTGAAGGACATTGAAGTGGGCTCCGATCTGATCGTCAAAATACCCCCTATACCTGATTCGTGCAATAGGCGTGTTGATGATCGTAGAGTGTGTTTAGTGGGACCTGGTTATGTTTATGCAAGACCTTTGGTATTCAGATCTTGTATTCACAATGAGCTCTGTGCTGTAGTCGAACGGTTAGGTAAACATGTTCCTTGGCAAGACAGAGAAGGTTGTGTGAAAGAGTGGAAACACCTTGACCATACACTCCGCCAATCAGAGTATAAGAGTTTGTATGTTGATCGGATGAGGGATTCAATAGGTGATTCATTCCAACCTTATGGACTACATAAATGGTTGTCTAAATATCCTGCTCATTATAGGCAGCGATTAAAGGATGCATATTATGATGTTCACCAGGTGGGTTTGCAGTTTAATGATCTCAAAATTCGTGCCTTCGTCAAGACTGATGAGAAGATGCCATATACTATTGATACAGGCCATAAGCGCCCCAGAATTATTCAAGGGCGGTCAGAGAAAGTGAAAGCTTTCACTGGACCTGTGTTTTGTGCATTAGGTGATCATCTCAAATGTGCTTGGCCTCTTTCGCCAAATAGTGTCATTAATTATGCATCTGGATGTTCTTCAGAAGAGCTCGGTGATTTGTATAACTTGTATACCATGGCTGGTTATGTTCCACTGACATTTGATGGTAAAACTTTTGATTCAAGTGTAGGTCCAGGAGCAATATTGAGTTGGACGAATGATCTTCGCACTTTTGGTGTTAGTCACAAGTTAGTCACTTGGTCTGGTAAGCGTGCTGGTATACAACGCGGTTACACTAGGTCAGGTGTATTTTACACTCGTAGTGCTCAAGTTAATTCAGGTGATTGTGACACTTCTGTTGGTAACTCAGCCAACCATGGTAAACTGTGGTTAGCTTATTACATCTATTCTAAAGTTGACATGCACGTTATAATTAATGGTGACGATAGTGTTGTGTTTGTGTCAGCTGATGATGTTAAGAGAGTTCGCAGTGAAGTGCCTCATTTTGCGC